CTCTTTCGTGGGCTTCGCCACAACGCTGGCGGGATTAAGTCCCTCGCCAAGATAGATCTGACAATTGTTGAGGAAGCCGAAGACGTTGCAGATGATAGCTGGCTTGCCCTAGAAGCTACCGTATTCCGCCAACCTAAGTCTGAGTTGTGGGCGTTGTGGAACCCCCGAAAAGAGGCAAGGCTGGAAAACGGGAAGTGGACAGGCTCCCCAGTTGATGCACGCTTTCGGAAGCAGCCGCCGAAGAATGCCTTAATTGCGCAAGTCAATTGGCAGGATAATCCATTTTTCCCGTCCGGGCTGAATACGTTGCGCCTGCGAGAGCAAGAGCGGCTGGACCCTGCTACCTATGCCCATATTTGGGATGGTGAGTATCTGGAAAATAGCGCGGCTCAAATCTTCAACGGCAAAACGCGCGTTCAGGACTTCACACCCGGCAAGGATTGGGATGGGCCATATTACGGCGGCGACTTCGGGTTCAGCCAAGACCCGTTGGCTGCTGTCGAGTGCTGGATACATGACGAAAATATCTACATCCGCCGAGAGGCCTACAAAACCGAAGTCGAACAGGACGAAATTAAGGACTTCGTTCTTGAACGCATCCCCGGCTTTGACCGCGAGACGGCTTGGTGGGATAATGCTCGGCCTGAAAGCATCAGCTACATCAAGCGCCACGGTCTGCCCCACTCAAAAGCGTGCGCAAAGTGGCCGGGAAGTGTCGAGGATGGCATAAGCTATCTGCGATCATTTCGCGCAATTGTAATTCACACCGAGTGTGTTAATATGCAGCGGGAAGCCCGGTTGTATAGCTACAAGGTGGATAGGTTGAGCGGCGAAGTCACTTCCGATATTGTGGACGCGCACAACCATGCATGGGACGCTGTGCGTTATGCGTTTGGCCCAATGATCCGCAAGCGCCAAGAGCCGTCCACGAAGAAGCGCAGCGATGTAGTAGGGTTTTACTGATGGCCACGGTTAAGAGCTTTCACCCGTCTATCACAGCGCAACGCCGCGCCGAATGGCAGCTTTGCCGCGACTGCATGGACGGCGAAAACGCTATCAAAGCACGCGGCACCGAATACCTGCCAATGCCTTCGGGCTTTGGGCAAATGTCGGATGGAGGTAAGGCCGCGTATGATGCCTACAAGGGCCGCGCCCAATTCCCTGCTCTGATGGCACCTAGCGTAGGTGCGATGATTGGCATTATACATGGCCGCGAAAACCCCATCGAAATGCCCGATGCAATGGCCTACCTTTGGGAGAATGCGGACGGCAAAGGATTGCCGCTTGAAGCGTTTCACCGTCGCATTACGCGCGAATTGCTTGTTATTGGCGGGTATGCCGTATTGGCAGATGCACCAACGGAGGGAGGTGATCCATATCTAGTAGGCTATCGTCGCGACCTGCTGATCAATTGGGATTACAACTGGTGGGTGCTTGATGAAAGCCGTCATGTCCGCAAGGGTTTTGTCTGGGAGCAACTAGAGGAATACCGCCTGTTAGCCCTAGACGGCCTGACATACGCCCCGTTCCTGTTTACTGGCGATACCGAACAGGGCGAAGAGATTGTCGTTCGTGGGCGTGGCGGGAGCCCGTTGCCGCGTATTCCGTTTGCGGTTGGCAATGCGCAAGACTTGTCCCCGGTTGTGGAAGCCTCACCCCTGATTGGTGTGGCCAATGCGTCCAAAGCTATTTACCAGCTTTCGGCTGACTATCGGCATCAACTCTACATGACGGGGCAGGAAACGCTTGTCGCCATTGAAGGCGAAGCGCCAAGCGTTATTGGTGCGGGCGTCGTTTGGGAAATGCGTGGTAGCGAGGGGAAAACCCCGGACCTGAAATACGTTTCGCCCACTTGCGCCGGGATCGAAGCACATCGCACCGCAATGGATGAACAGCGGGAAGCGGCTGTCATGGCGGGGGCAAGGTTGTTTGAACAGACAGCCCAAGGTGCGGAGAGCGGTGAAGCCAAGCGTCTACGCTATGCCAGCGAGACAGCGACCTTGGTATCCATCGCGCAATCGTCCTGCATGATCCTAGAGCAATCGCTAAAGAACGTGGCGATGATCATGGGTCTGCCTGAGGATGATATCGTAGTCACCGCTCCTACGGACCTGATGGACCGCACCATGACGGCGCAGGACTTCGCGGCATTGTTTGGTGTTTACAAGGAAGGCGGAATGTCTTGGGAGACGTTCCACGAACGCGGGCGGGATGGTGGGATATTCTCGCCGGAACGCGATGCGGAACAGGAGGCGGCGCTATTGGACGCGGCATTGCCAAGCCCTAGCGTTGTGTGATAAACAAGCAACAGGCGCGATGCGTTTGCAACACAAGGAATTAGCCCGATGGGCCTGAAAACCGTTCTCGAAAACACCGATGGCCTCGATGGGGCAGTCGCAGCGCTCTATGTCGAACGTGACGGGAAGTTTGTTCTCGATATCGAAGGCGTAGATGAACACCCCGACGTGACCAGCCTTCGCAATGCTTACGCCCGCACCAAAGAGGATCGGGAAAAGGCAAGGCAGGACGCGACCAAACTGAAGGCGCAGATTGAGGAATTGCAGGAGGGCGCACCGGACACGGCAGCGACACAGGCAAAAATCACTGCGCTAGAAGAACGGCTTGGCGCTCTGCAAGGCGAGGCGGAAACATGGAAGGGCAAATACACGGGCGTCACCCGCGACCAGTCGATACAGGGTGAATTGCAGCGGGCCGGAATTACGGACCCTACGTTTATCAAGGCTTCGATGGCGCTGCTATCAGGTCAAGTGAAACTAGGGGATGATGGCACCGCATACGTGGAGACTTCGATGGGTCCAAAGGTGCTTGGCGATTACGTCAAGACGTGGGCATCAGGCGAAGGCGCTGCATTTGTGACGCCGCCGAAAGGTTCGGGGGCTAACGGTGGGACGGGAACGGCAACAAAGCCAACCGGCGGCAATCTTGGTGGTTCCAAGCAGGATCGCCTTGCCGCTATCAAGTCACGTTTCCCTGACCTTCCATAGGCAGGCAAAGAAAGGTTTGAACCATGTCTCTTTCGCAAATGCAGGTATTCAATGAATACATCATGCCTGCCACCATCGAAACCCTTGGGCAGATGGTTGACAAGTTCAACGCCGCATCGGCGGGCGCAATTCGCCTGACCACTGCTGGCTTTGATGGCGACTTTTTGCAGGAAAGTTTCTTTGCGGCGATTCACACCGCGCGCCGTCGCGTTGACCGCTACGCTTCGCAGTCGAGTGCATCTGCAACCGACCTGACGCAGCTTAAGCATTCGTCCGTCAAGGTTGCGGGTGGTTTCGGGCCTATCCGGTTTGAGCCTTCGCAGATGACTTGGCTGCAAAAGCCCACCACAGAAGGCATTGAGGTTGCATCGCGCAACTTTGCCGAGGCCCTGCTCCAGGACCAGTTGAACACGGCAATCGCCGCGCTTTCCGCTGCAATCCGCAATCAAGCCGCTGCGGTGAACGATATCAGTGCGGGCACAAATGCGGTTATCACTTACAACACGATCAACGCCGCGCACGCCAAGTTTGGCGACCGTTCCGGCGATATCGTGGCGAACGTGATGACCGGCAGCATGTTCCACAAGTTGATTGACCAGAACCTGACCAATTCCACTCGCCTGTTCCAAGCCGGTGGCGTGACGGTTGTGGACATTCTCAACAAGGCCGTGATCGTGACTGACGCTCCGGCGTTGCTCATTGATGACACCGTGGATAAGGACGTTGTTCTTGGCCTTGTGACCGGCGCTGCAACGGTGTTTGATGGTGGTGACGTTATCAGCAACATCGAAACCAGCAACGGCCAGACCCGCATCGAAACGACCATGCAGGTTGATTATTCTTTCGGCCTTGGCCTGAAGGGGTATGCTTGGGACGAAGCCAACGGCGGGAAGTCCCCCGCCGATGCTGAACTTGCGACGGGCAGCAACTGGGATAAGGTTGCCACCGATATCAAGATGACGGCGGGTGTTGCCGCCGTTGGCGACGTAGCTTAAGGAATTGGGGCGGGCTTTCGGGTCCGCCCTTTTTCTGATAGGATTGGTTCAATGATAGTTTACGAACCACACCCCGTTAGCCCTGAGCGCAAGGCGGAATTACGCGCGCAAAGTGCCAAGATTGTAGATGCACGGTTCAAGCCATTGGACCTTATCGAAGCCGTAGGGGTTGATGCCAACGGCCTACAAGCCCAAGAAACCGAAACCAAAGCCCCGGTAAAGCGTGGCCGCAAGCCTAAGGTGGTGCCCTGATGGCTTTGGTGATCGAAAATGGCACGGGTGTGACTGGCGCGGATAGCTTTATCACGACTGCCGAACTCGATACCATTTGCACGAATTACTTTTCGCACACCGAAACCGGTAGCGCGGCCCAAAAGGAATCCGCTTGCCGCCGCGCGTTTCTGTATATGCGTTCGCTGTCATGGAAGGTTGATTACGTGTGGCCCACATTTGGCGGCACGATCCCGGAGGATATCAAACTGGCGCAAGGCATTCTCGCTCATTTCGAGAAAGAGACGCCGAACGGATTGGCACCGAACGTAACGCCGGGGCAAATCAAGACCCTTATTCGGGCGGGTGAAATTGGCTGGCAAGCTAACAGCACTTCGGGCGTGGCTGCGCAGCGGTTGCACGTGCTTATGGCGCTTGACCTATTGGCTGAATACACGAACTCGCGCACAATCTTTCTGGACCGCGCATGAGTGGCGCGTCTATCGCTGCTGAAATCGAGGCGGCGCTAGGTGAAGTCGCGCGGGACGTTGGTAGCGGCACGTTCGTTGTCACGCTGGTAGAGCCGTCAACCGGCCCAACTACACCGTGGAGTGGGACTAGCGTGACACCCGGCGCATCGCATGAAGTCCCTGCCATGATCGGCCAATTCAACCGCAACATGATCGATGGCACATTGATCCGCGCCACTGACAAGCGCGTAATGATTGCCGGAACCGCACCAAAGCCTTTAACAAGCTGGACCGTCACGATTGCGGGGCGGGTCCACGCCATTGTCAGCGTGGACGAAATCGCACCGTCTGGCGTGGCGCTCTATTACGAAGTGCAGGCGCGTGCATGACGCTTCGCCGCGTGGATCAGTCGCGTATTGAGCAGGCTCTGGCGGGCTATGAGCGGTCAATCCGGGATGCGTTCCTAACCGCCGTTCGCACCGCTGCAACGGGTGTTGACCTGAACGCCCTGATAGCGGCGCTAGAGATCGGTGACATTGAAACGGCGGCACAACTAGCCACCATCCCTCGCGCCGTCCTGTATCCGGTTGATGCTGCCATTACGGGGGCGTTCGTCGCGTCGGGAGCATCTATCGCTGCAAGCGCGCCGGTATGGGCCGCTACGTTCGGTTTCGATGGCCGCGCCACGGAAGCCGAAGCATGGGCGCGCAACCACGTTGGCGGGCTGATTACGGAGATACTGGACGATCAGCGCACGGCCATTCGTGGTGTCGTTTCGGAGAACATCGGCAACGGTGTGAACCCGCGCAAAGCCGCGTTAGAGATAGCGGGCAGGGTTGGCGCGTCTGGGCGGCGTGAGGGCGGGCTGATTGGATTGAACGCCCCCCAAATGCGCGCGGTGCAGAATGTGCGCGCGGACCTGTCGGACTTGTCAGAACGCTATTTCACGCGCGAACTGCGTGACAAGCGTTTCGATGCATTGGTTGCGCGTGCGATCAAGTCGGGCAAGCCACTTTCGCAAGTGGACATAGACCGGATTGCGGCCCGATATGCCGACCGCTCGTTGATCTATCGCGGCAACGTGATTGCCCGCACGGAAAGCCTGACTGCGTTGCGTGCTGGACGCAGGCAAGGGATTGAGCAGGCTATTGCGCAAGGCGCTATCAATCCGGACGGGGTAACGCGCGTTTGGGACAGCTCTGGCGACCGGCGTGTGAGGCGCGATCACCGCATAATGGACGGCAACCGGGTTCAGGGCATGGCTGAGCCGTATCGACTGCCCGATGGTTCGCGCATGATGTATCCCGGCGATTCATCGCTAGGCGCGCCTGCAAGTCAGACTGCCCAGTGCCGATGCACAGAACGCTTTGTCGTGGACTGGCTACGCCCATGAGCAACAAGGCAT